ACCATTGGTAGTAAAGCCTAGATAAATGTCAGTTTTATTTGCCTCGAGCAGTTGATCTATTAGATTTTCAAATTTTGGATTTAATAAAGTTTCACCGCCTATCAAATGAACAAATTTTAAATCTGGAGTATTACAAATAGTTGAAACTACGTGATTCCATGCAGATTCGTCTTCGGTCCAGTTCATCCTGGCAGGCCCACTATAAGTTCCTGCTTTGATTTCCGCTACAGCAATTTTACTGCTGGCGGTAGGCCCGCAAATTCTGCAAGCAAGATTACATTCATTGCCCAGACTTATATGATAGCTATTGATATTTGGTTTTAAACTTTGAAAATAATCTTTATCAAACGTTTCATAAAAACGCAAAGGCTCGATATTACTTCTGAGGTTTTCTCTGACACGCTTACTAACAGACCCAATTGATTCTTCGTGATAGCACATGCCGCATAAAGGTTCACGAACCCCATTTAGTTTGCCATGCCTTGCAAATTCTTGATGCTGCCCGGCAACCCATTCGTCAATGGTCATCGAATGTACATTATATTTTTTTGCGTCAGGAGTCCCGCTAATTCTATTGGGCTGAGCACCGCAAGAATGATAAGTGCCGTCGGCGTTAATATGCACTTCATACCAAGGCACGGTGCAAAATATTTTATCTATCATTTTTGCACTTTATTTTACAAATTTCCAAAGGCATAGTTTCTAATCGCACAATAAATTCTTCCCATAGATTGTCATTTAAGATCTCGTCCAAGGGTCTTGTCCTTACATTTAATTTTGTTTTATATTTTTGTACAAAGTCATTGAATTGATATCCACTATTAAACCACGGGCAAGGAAAAACTAAACCCCCTACATTAATAAACAATTCTTTTTTCCAGTTTAAGCATTTTGCCCAACTATGATTATCAGTAAAGTATTTGATTTCAATGGCTTTTTTTCTATTAGATATTTTTGTTATGTTTTTTGCATACACAGTGCCAAAATTCTGATTTTCATAATTCTTAGGTTTTAACGGATCTTGACCATTGATCGAGTATCTTCCATCAAATTTTGTACTTCTTACTGCCTGCCATTGATCTACGCCTGCGTTCGTTGCTTGAGCTTTAATAAGATCCATATGATCTTCGTTGAAGTTAAAGTATATAGAACTCCAGTTAATAGTGCAACTGCTATTTTCTCGTAAAACTTTAATGCCGTTGATAATACTGTCGTAATCACTGTTTATTCTATACATGTTATTACTGTCATTATCCCACCCATCAATACTAAATTGAACCACGTCGTGATAATCTAGTAGACTACCAAATTTTACCCACCACGGATCTTTTTTATAGCTACCATTGGTAACAACGACTAACTGAATTTTAAACTTTTTGACATATTCAACAATTTCTAAGAATTCGGTGGCATAAATTGGATCGCCGATGTCACCGCAAAAAATTATCTTTTTAACGCTGTTTAATATACTTGGCGGAAAAGCAGTTTTAAATTCTTCTAAAGTAAATTCCTGATTCAGAACATCAGGTTTTAGCTCAGTCCTAGGGCAGCGAGGGCATTTTAACATGCACTTGCTGCTGATTTCTATATGAAGTTCGTTGGTGTTAAATAACTTCAACATCAGTTGTATAACTAGTAAAACCGTTTTCTTTTACAACAGTTAGTATATTATTGACTCGTCCTGCTAACTCGTCCTTGTGGCTGACTAGCCAAACACTGCGATCACTTTCTCTACTCATTTTCTTTAAAATGGCCAAACTATTTTCTACCCCACTGGCATCCATGCCACTGTCTACTAGCTCGTCGATAAACAATAGATTAATAGGCTGATACAAACTTTCCCATACGTCTCTAAAAGACCAAGACAAAGAAAGAATTAATCGATTACGCTCTCCTCTGCTGAGATTGTCAAAATCTAATTCACGACCCAGTTCTTCAATACTAACAGTTAAATCATTGTTGAATTTCACAGTGTGCGGTAATCCAATTTTATCTAAGTAATAACTGAGTCTTGCATTTAAGTGATTTAAGTTTTGATCAATAATCTTTTTACGAATAAAACTGTCTTTATTAGTTAATAGTTTAACTAGAAAATCTTGATGATCTTTAATTCGTGTGAGACCATTAAGAATATCATAATTGATTTCCTGTAACGCTTGTTCGCGCATTTCTACAATTTGATCTGCATAAGGATCAGTTTCTTGTTGCTTTGCAGTTAACTGAGTTAATACACTGGCCATACTACTTCGATGTTCGAACGCATCGCTTTCATTTTTATAAAAAGTTGTAGGCTTGGTTCCTAGTTCTCCCAATGCTGTAAGTGCATCAGTGTGTTCCATGTATTGTGTGTTAGTGGCAAGGGCCTGCAGTGCAGATTCTTGTAGTGTTTTCTTTTTCTCTTCTAATAGGGTTTCTTGTTTGGAGTCGTGGAACGCTTGCCCGCACGAGTGACAAGTATGATTCTCCAACGTTTGGATTTCATTTCTGAGCTTTTCAATTTCACGGGTTTCCCTTACTTCGTCTTGTTCGCATCGTTTAATCCATGCTTTTAAATCGTTAATTATTTTCTCTTTAGAAGAATAATCAGATAATCGTTTGTGTGCATCCAATTCTGATTCTATATCTAATTCTGCCAGTTGATCGTAAGCAGTTTGTAGAGCAGCAACATCGTCCTCATGTTTTTTACTCCATAAAGTCTGACGTCGAATTAATGCATCAATTTGATCTTGAATTCGTTTATTGGCATCTTGCACGGCTTTGATTCTAAATTCTTCGCTTTGTATGGCATCTTTAGTATCTTTGTTTTGTTGTTTTAATGCTTCAGCTTTTTCACTTAACAGTGTAATGCCTAAAAGTTGTTCAATAATTGTTCGTTGTTCGTTGGCTTTTAAACTTAAAAACGGCTCAGTGTACGTGTTCAGGGCTACAATATGTCTGAACATATCATGGCTCATGTTTAACAGTCTTTCAATTTCTGCTTGAGTCTCTCTACTGTCGCCTTGACTATTGTCGTCTTTTGTTTGTAGTTCTTCATCGTCGATATAGAACTTAAGTACATTTGGTTTACGACCACGCTCAATTCTATAATGGCAACCTTCGACGTCGAAGTCCACAGTGACTAACATGTTTTTGCTGTTAGTTTTATTAATCAGGTTGTCTTTTTTAATATTAGTCAACGCTTGGCCGAATAAGCTGTAACTCAATGCATTGATAATAGTAGTTTTGCCGGTGCCATTCCTAGCACCACTGTCATCGCCGCCTAAGTCTAAATTTTCACCTAATACCAGCGTTAAGTCGTTACGATCAAAGTCGATACCCTGTGTAGCATTACCTACACTCATAAAATTTTTAACTGACAGTGCTTTTATTTTAAACATAATTAATACTATACTCTTTAAAACAAATTAGCAAATAAAGATTTGCCATTCAGATTACGTCGATGATCTAACTCATTGATAATATTTTTTAACGGGTCGTTAGTTCCTGTATATTCAATTTCTAACTCTTTTAACATCATACCATATCCAGTTTTTAACCAACTACTTGGTAGGTCTGCCATTCTTGATACAAGCATTGATTTGATTAATTCTTTAGTTGTCTGATTTATATATTGTATTTTAAACGCATCCGGGCCCCGGATTACTTGTATGATAAAAGAATTAGAGCTAAATCCAAATGACTGAAACAAATCTATAGCATCAAATATGGCCAATGATGTCAGAGAACACCACACCATATTAAACGTAATTTTATGCTCGGTGTTTTCGATATCTTGCTTTAGTTGAAGTAAATTTGCAACCCAACTTTCCCATGTTGCGCCGAATCGAACATATTCAAATATTTCTTTTGTGCTATCTACACTAAGAATCCAGTGTACATTTTTACAGTTTAACAGTAATTTATAAATTGGAGAATTGACGTTTGTTAAGTTTGTGTTGACTCTAATATAGATGTTGGGATTCTTTTCTTGTATTAAATTTATAAGCTCTAAATTTTCCTTCATCAACAACGGCTCTCCGCCGCACAAATACACATATTTTAAGTTGTCGATATTATCGAATATGTATTTTTTTGTACGCTCTAATTCAACTTCATTGACAGTAGTTTCTATATTTAATTCCTTGGCCCATGTGCTGCTTAGATCGCTGCCGCAATACACACAGGCAAGATTACAGGTGTTGCGCCAGCGCATATCGATTTGCCTTAAGTTAAAGGTATCTGCAGAATTAAAATCCGTTAATGGGATGACTTTCCCTATTATTTTTTTAAAATGTGCTCTATTACTAGTTCCAAGAACACTATTTTGCAGAGACTCAGTGTCCCAACAACTACTGCATGATTCAGTTTTAACCGAATTTAATAAGTCTTGTTTAATGACGGTATTTTTTTCAGAGTTTAAAATATTTTCAATTTTATCGTTTTCTATATTTCCCAACTTAGATCGACTAATAGAACAGTTCATTACGTCCCCGTTTGGAGACATATATACTCCGGACCACGGAACAGTACATAATGTAGGATGCAGTATAAATTCTTTTGGCGTCATATGCCTACGCTTTCTAAACATTGTTTTGCGTATTCGTCGGTGATATCGCCGAGGTGTGATGGATTTACTAAAATTAATTTACAATTAGTAACCGGAGTCAGTACCCGATGTGCATGATCTAACGCATGTTTTTGAGTTACATATTCTAATAGAAATGTATCATCCCACTGTGGCATCTTATTAAGAACTGCACTACCTATGCTAATAACTGTTCCTTTATTCCATTGCCTAACTAACCGATACAATATTTGTGCTTGGGCATAGTCTGGTTTGGCATTGTTTATAAAAAAATCGAACTCTTTTATTTCGTTAAGCATGTCAGTAACACAAGAATAATTCCGAAGGTCATATCCATTTGATCGGCTAAATCCTTTAACTATATAATTTTTACTAAGACATAAATCGTAAAAACTTTTACCCAGTCCTGCCGTGTGCCCAGTTATAGCAATTTTAATCATAGATTTCGATAAATGTCTAGTAATAAATTGTTGTCGTAGTGATCGCTGGTGATAGCTGTCAATTGATTGGTGACAATTTGATCAACACTTTCAAACTCCACATTTCCTTGAATAGCAAATTCATTTAAGTTTGCATTTTTTTGTGGAATTAATGTAATCTCTCGTAGTTTATGAGATTCTAAGAATGTTTCTTTGATGAAAGTGGCTTCTTCGTAGCTAATGTCGATGTCGATATTTACACGAACGTGCATACCTGTACCCAGCACAGCATCTGCATTATTTAAAATAGCGCCTAGACCCAAAACGCGATATCGGGGTTGATCAGGCCAAGCATGATATTCAGGTTCTTTATCCCATTCTAATATCATTAATCCTCTTTCGTCGTCGCCTGCATCGGCATAATTATGCGGGAAACAATTTCCGATGTATGTAATATTCTTCCGTTGCTGACGCTTATGGAAATGTCCAGTGAAGACTTGTTCGAAATTTCCAAAGTGCTCATTTTTTATTTCACCGTGATCAGGCATCTGTACCATGGCATTCATGTAGAAATGGGGCAATTCGAAATGTCCAAACATGTATTTGCCTTTTAATTTAGAAATACGCTTGTGATCATCTCCAACAAGCCACGGAGCAAAAACTACATCCCCGCTACTAAACCAATCATTGCAAATTTCTACATTAGGAAGATGTCGGGCCCATTCCACACTTTGTATGTCTCTCTTATCTCGATAATAGAGGTCATGGTTACCAGGAATAAAATAAACACGTTCAAAATTGGCATTTAAGTGCTCCAACGCTTTAAGGCTATAGTTCAGGGTAACGATGTTAAGACTGGCTCGGTTATTGTGCCAATCACCTAGGAACATGGCAGTTTCACAGCCTTCTTCCTTTGCTTTGGCAGTGGCCCATTTAACAAAGTTAAGACAATCTTCGTTATGAAGTTGGCTATTAGACTTAAGTCCGAAATGGATATCTGTAAAAACAGCAGCTTTTTTAAATAAATTACTCATCTACCTAGTATAACACATTATTCATCATAAAAGCTAGAGCCGCCTCCACCAGAACTCATTCCTTGTCGTGTGTAACTAGGATTTAAATTGTTCATTTCTAAGATGTCATCTCTGAGATTCTGGTTTCGTTTTTCGATGTTAAGAACACGAGTAAAACTATTAGTGATGGCAGCGGTATAGTATGCAAACGGATTTTGACTCTTGGATTCATCGAATTGTAGACCAATTTGACTTAATTGTAATAACGCTTGACTACGCATTTCATCATTGTATGTATAACCACGCCAGTTACTTCGAGTAGCATACCGTTCACACAACTTCATGAACATATGGGCAAGTTTGTTAGTCATCGATCCGTGATCTTTGCTAAAGACTCCATCAGTTAAATCCCCTCGCCAATGACTCTTGCCCACTAATACAGGGTTACCGTCTTCATCAACTTTGTAATGAAAAAATGGTGGAAAGTTAACTTTAACATACTTGTTATGCTTCGGGTCGTCTTCGTCATATTCTGTATAAGCAGTATTGTCTTCGTCATCAAATAATTCTTTAGCAGCATCTTTGGCTTTTTTAGTTTTTACGTTGTCGATGGGGATATGTTCCCATGTCATTACCCTAAAGACTACATCAGTCAGTGGGATTTTTGTATATTTGATTTCAAATTGATCTGCTTTTTGTTTTTCGCCCGTTTCGGCTACAGCAGTTTCGTGAGCTAATTTACTCAATCTTTCTGCTCTTGCTTTTCGAGCGGCAAGAATATTTTTCTTATTGACTTGAGCCACACTGCTTACAATTAAATCGTAGTCTGCAACGTCTGGTCCTGTATATGAACAATAAGTATTTTTGCTTTTATGTATTTCTTTAAGGATATCCTTATTATTGAGATAATTATGTTTAATTTTTTACTCCTTGGGGTTAACGTATACTAACATGTTTTAAATCGATGTGTCAACCTATCATAAAAATACCAGTTATTTAAATCGATAAATATCTAAAATAGGTAAAAAATGCCAGCGTCGTATAATACTACAGGTTTCCAATCAGGCGGTTCAGTGACAAATTCGTTATCTGCTGGGCAAAACACCGGCGGTGCGTTAAATCCTGCAGATGCCAGTGGACTTAGACTTGCGGGTGCCGGCCTTACTCCTGGGGCCAACGGCCTTTTATCGGACCTTGCTGGTACTATATTTAACAATGTAACATTCATGGGGGTGGACGGACAAGCAATTAGACCTGAATACGACTGGCGTGTCAGAGTGAGCATGGCCAAATATGCAGCCAGTTTGTTTTATGATAACCCTGCTAATCCTATTATGACCCCGTTAAACAGTGTTTTGGGCACGTCGGGTGTAATTTTTCCTTATACTCCTGCTATAACAATAACTCACAGCGCCAGATATACTCCACAAAGTTTAACACACAGTAATTATAATAGTTATTTTTATGACGGCAGTGAAGTACCAAGCATAAGCATTGCTGGAGAATTTACTGTACAAAACGTGGTTGAAGGCCAGTATTTAATGGCTGTAATTCAGTTTTTTCGATCAGTGACTAAAATGTTTTTTGGTGCAGACACTAATGCAGGTAGTCCTCCTCCCATTGTTTTCTTGGACGGATACGGACCCACATACCTTCCGCATGTGCCCTGTGTAGTAACACAATTCACTCACACAATGCCAGCAGAGGTTGACTATGTTCAAGTGCCAGTGGGAGCACCATTAAGCACATCAGGTGTTCAATTACCAACCAATGATATGTTAGGCGGCCCAGTTAGATTGCCTACATCTAGTACTGTAAATCTAACGTTACAGCCAATTTACAGTAGATCTAACATATTCAATAATTTTACTCTTGACAAGTTTGCCAAAGGTGCATTAGTGAGAAATGGCACATCAACTACAGGAGGATTCCTATAATGGCTACGCCCTATTCTAAATCTAGTCTTTATGCAACCACACCATTTTATGGAAATTTTTTAGATTTTGCAAATTTTCCAAGAATTCCCAGAAATGCAGATGATGTAGTATTCACTATTAACAAAACATATCAATATAGACCTGATTTATTGGCCTACGATTTGTACGGTGATACTAACTTATGGTGGGTGTTTGCACTACGAAACCCGAATACTATCAGAGATCCTTTGTTTGATATGACTGTGGGCAACAAAATTTATTTGCCTAAAAAAACTGATCTAATAGGTATCATTGGCTAATATATGTCTATTGCTTCAATACCCGGAACAGATGGTCAGTCAGTTGTTGCTGTAGCCGCAGTAACAGGTTCTGCTTCTGCTACTGCACAAACGACACGCAGTGAAGTTACATCGGGAGAAACTGTTAGTGCAGCTGATATCAGATCTTTTGCTGATATTGGATATACTCCAAGCACTGGGTTTATTACAGGACAATCAGTGCAACAACCGATTGCCAACCCTCTGCATGATTATGAATCTTATACCTATTGTATAAGTTTACACATGTTGGATCCCACTGATTATAATTCATTGATTGGACAAGACAATCCTGTATATACTCCTAAAAACGTGCTGGTAAGTAGTGCAGGCCGTTATGGTGCATCATTTGTTAGAAATTCCAATTGGCGAGAAGATTTTTATTTTGAAGAATTAAAAATAAAAACAGTGATAAACCCTACTGCTCGTAACAGAAACAGTAATCTAATAGAAATAGATTTTACTCTAATAGAACCTCTAGGATTTACTCTCGTAAACAGATTGTTGGCCACAGCAGCTGAAATAAACGGTAATAGACCTGGTAGCTATATACACATGCCATATATACTACAGATAGATTTTTTTGGTACAAAAAATGGCGAACAAATAAATTTAGATAATACATTAACATCGGGCCCTATCAAAGGAATGACAAAAACTATTCCTGTCAGGTTAACGTCAGTTAAAAGTAAAGTTAGTCAACGGGGCACAGAGTATCAAATTAATGCAGTTCCGTTCAACCATCAAGCCTTTAATCAATTGTACGTTTCTCTTCCCCATAATACAACAGTAACAGGTAAAACTGTATTAGATATATTTGGCGGAAGTTTTGAGGATAACAATATAGATTTGAATTTTATTCAAAAAAATACAGAATATCAAGCAGTGTCTAGGGAAGCAAGAGAACTAAGACAACGAGCGAATTCTACAGCAATCACTGACGAAGAAGCACAGGCATTGATGACAAGATTATCAGCAGCACAAGAGCGTATTCAAAATGAATTTGCAACTTTTGGAATAACTGGGTACTGTGATGCAATCAATGCTTGGTTTCAAGATCAAAAAAAGCAAGGAATAATAGGGCAAGTAAGCGCAGTACAGGTAATATTTGATCAGGAAATTGCACAAAACGGAAAACTTTTTCCCACATCCGCCCCAACAAATGTAGCGTCAACACCAGCCAGTGGAAGTAGTACAACTGCAAAAAAGAATGATCTACAAGCAGCTAGTAATACGGCAGCAAGAAACAAAGGTCAAATAGTATTTGATGGTGCAACTATTAATATTCCTGCAGGAACAACTATAGATAGATTAATAGACTGGGCCGTTAGGAATAGTAGATATATAGGGGATCAAATATTCGACGATTCTGTTGCTACTAAAATCAGAAACGGCGCAGATCCCACTGGAATCGCAAGAACTTGGATAAATTGGTATAAAATAGTTCCTAAAATACGAGTCTTAACTTTTGACCCATTACAAAATCGTTATGCATTGGCCATAACATTTTATGTTAAACCTTACAAACTTAGTGCAAAATATCCGTATGCACCCAAAGGCCGTGTGCCGGGGTTCGTTAAAAAATATGATTATATTTTTACAGGAAAAAACAACGATGTCATTGATGTTCAGCTGGATTTTAATACACTATATTTGGTAGAATTAACTGCGGCTCAATCAAAATCCAGGACTACACAAACTGCTTCGGCATTGTCTGTGGGGAAAAATATAGACGGTGAATCAAAAGAATCGTCTCCTGCATTAAATCCCGAGGAACCTGTTGGTCAAAATGCTTTTCTTGTGCAAACCGGGGTTGTGGCTGACAATAATGCAACTTTTATTAGACCCGGTGGTGAAACTCCGCTGTCCACTAAAGCAGGTGATTTGGCCAGATCGATTACTCCTGGCGCCCGGGGAGACATGATTAACATCGACATGCGAATAATAGGTGATCCGCATTTTATTAAACAAGATGATGTATTTGCTGGACAGAACTTGAATACTATACAACAACAGTTTATTCAAAATGATGTATTTCAAAGCTTATGGATGGACGGTGGCGAACTTTATGTTTTTATAAATTTTGAAAGTCCTGTTGATTATGACGAATCACTGGGAATAGCACCGGTTAACAGTGTAGCCAACAAATATAGGTACAGTGAATTCAGTGGTGTTTATAAAATAGTAAAAGTGGACAACATTTTTAGGAATGGAAAATTTGAACAAAGTTTAAATTTAGCAAAATTATTATACGATCAAGCAGGAAATCCTATTCCGAGTGCAAGCCAGCGAATAGAAACTGCAATTAACAATCTACAACCGAGTAGTTCAATACCTGTTAGATTTGTGGGTCCGCGGATTAATTTGGCTGCATTGGCAACTCCGGGTAGTGCCGCAGCCTTAGCGTTAGCGGCCATACAGAATCCGCAGGGCACAGCTTCAACGTTGGCTTCATTGGGTACTAGTATTGCGACGCAGGTCGTTGGAACAGTTGTTGGTAGATTAACACAACAAGGAATAGATGCCGGTATAAAAGCAGTCAAATCTGTGTTTGATACTCCTACTTTTAGCACCAGACCAGCAGATTATGAAGCATTTAGGGCCTCAGAACTTCAATACGGTGCGTTCGGAGAAGCCCCAACAGGAGCAGTCACTGGAGACCTAACTTGGGGAATCGACGGCAGTGACGGCTTAGGACTAGAATTTAATTTGGATACTTCTATCGAGCTTGGTGCGATTGGGACGGCTGCGGATAATATAGAAATATTAGCAGCTCTTGAAGATTTAGATTTTATCGATTATGGAGCCTTTTTTTAAATAAATTACACTATGTCATTTAATAAATCTTATTTAGGTACTAAACAACCTAGTTACATTAATCAAAATAATTCTGAATTACCCATGGATTCAGGTATCTATATTGGGGTAGTTAAACAAATAGATACAAATACTCGTAGCGGCAGGGTATGGGTTTATATTCCACAATTCGGCGGCCCTGACCCAGATGGTCAAGAAGACTGGCGACTAGTGTCTTATGCCAGCCCTTTCATGGGAAAAACTCTAGGCGCTTATGGAGAATTGGGCAGACCTCTAAGTTTGGCTGATAATACTTTTGCAAAAAGCACTCAAAGTTACGGATTTTTTATGACTCCGCCCGACGTGGGCAGTGAAGTATTGTGTTGTTTTATTCCTGGTAGCAATGAGGGATATTGGTTTGCTTGCATTAACAGTAATTTAACTCGCAATATGATACCTGCAATCGGATGTGTGCCTTATTCAAACATCGAAGAGGCAAGTGTTCGCGAAGCAGGACTGGAACCATACCTCAGAGTTGATTACAGCTATCCTGCGGCAGAAGCACTGGATAACTTAGATGCAATCTACAATTCAGCCGGCGGAAACTTAAACAATATTAAAAAACCAATTCACATACCTCAAACAGTTATATTGATTAGACAAGGGTTGGATGGAGATCCTATTAGGGGTGCAATTACCAGTAGCTCTCAAAGAGATCCTATTAGCAGTGTATTTGGATTTAGTACTCCGGGCAGACCATGGGGACGTCAAGATCCTGCCAATGATTCAAACTTAAATGAAAAACTGACCACAGGTAGATTTAATCCTGATGACTTTAAAGTTACTACTCGAGTGGGCGGGCACAGTCTTGTCATGGACGACGGTGATCTATATGGAAAAAATAACTTAGTAAGATTACGTTCTGCCAATGGTCATCAAATATTAATGAATGACAGTGAAGGATTAATTTACATTAGTAATAGTTCTGGCACAGCATGGGTTGAGTTAACAAAAACAGGAGATGTACTAATATATAGCGGAAAAGATTTATCTATTAGAACACGCGGCAATTTAATGATGCACAGTGATAATTCCATTAGTTTTTTTGCAAGACAAAATATTAATATGGTAGCAGGTGCAAGTGTAAAATTACAGGGCCAAGTAGTGCAAGCCAATGCAGATACTGCATTAAATTTCTACGGAAAGCAAGCACAGTTAAAGAGTCAGTCAGTAATGGGCATTATATCAGGAGGCGGTATGTCTATTAAAGCCTCCGGCCCCATTAGTATCAATGGATCTGCAATCGCTTTAAATGGTGGAGGGGGTGGAGGAGAAGTTGCACCCCCACAAAAAATTGGCGTCTATAATTTAGACGAAGCTCAGTATGATGGATACAACTGGTTTGTACAACCCAATGCCCTCAGATCGACGAACTATAAGGTTCCTACTCATGAACCGTATATCAGAGGAAATACACGAGCTGTGGCAGAAAATCAAGTACAACTTCTTAACAGTTTGGCATTTGACATAGACGGAAACCCAATAAGTCCCCCGGTGGGCATTACTCCCCGGGGACCAGAATCTGCCTTAAATCAAGCATTGACTTCGCAGGCTCCTGCAGGAGTGTTTATATCACAACCAATACCTCAAGCTGGAATGGGAATACTTAACCAAGATCAATTACGGGCTTTTATGGCACAGACTGGATACTCTGAAAGCAGTGGGGATTATGCAGCACAGAATCAATTTGGGTATCAAGGAAAATATCAGCTTGGATCAGCTGCCCTTCAAGATTTGGGCTACGTTAAAGCAGGTACACCGCAGACCACAGAAGCGTTAAATAATCCCAATAACTGGACTGGTAAAGACGGAATGGTTAGCTCAGACGCTTTCAAAAACAATCAAACAGTTCAAGAAACTGCCATGTATAATTACAGTCGTCAAAACTATGCAACTTTGGAAAGACAAGGGGTAATTTCGGCAACCACTACCGCAGATCAGGCCGCCGGATTGTTAAGCGCAGCACATCTGGTAGGTGCTGGTGGTGCTGCAACTTGGTATAAAACAGGTGGAGTAGTTCAAGATGCCAATGGTACATCTGCGGCTTCTTATTATAATAGAGGAATTTATAGTCAAACTCAAGTGCCTGTTATTACCGCAAGCAATGCTAGTAAACCCGGATAAATATTAACATGGCACTTTATAACGGATTCAGCACTTTAAGCAGTAGCAAAAAATTTAAATTAACTGACTTTGAATTAGTAAAGCAGGATTTACAAAATCATTTTGCTATTAGAAAAGGCGAAAAATTAATGAATCCTGAATTTGGCACTATCATTTGGGACATGCTGTTTGAGCCGTTAAATGAAGATACTAAAAATGCAATTATTCAGGACATCAAAAAAATTGTGGCCAATGATCCAAGAATCGCTGTACAAAATGTGATAGTGACTCAATTCGACCGGGGCCTGCAAATTGAATTAGAAATAATCTATATATCAACTAATCAAGTTGATAAATTAGCTATCCAGTTTGACCAGCAAAGTCAAAAATCTAATACAATTCTTTAAAATACCATATTTAGTTCTCAATAAATACATAAAACGGGGACACTATGGCCATCACTACACGTCAAACTAGTCTGTTAGTCAATCAGGACTGGACTAAACTATACGAAAGTTTCAGGAACGCAGACTTTCAAGCATATGATTTTCAGACACTACGAAAGTCGATGATCGACTATCTAAGAATCTATTATCCAGAAAGTTTTAACGACTTCATCGAATCAAGCGAATATATTGCATTAATTGATTTAATTGCATTCCTTGGTCAAAGTTTGGCGTTTAGGTCTGACCTAAACGCAAGGGAAAACTTTATCGATACAGCCGAGCGTCGTGACAGTGTTTTAAAATTAGCCAAACTTATAAGCTATATTCCCAAGAGAAATCAAACTGCTAACGGATTTTTAAAATTTGAAAGTGTTCAATCGTCTGAACAATTACAAGATAGTAACGGCATTGACCTAACTAATTTAATTGTAAAATGGAACGACAGCAGTAATATTAATTGGTATGAGCAATTCGTAACAGTGTTAAACTCAGCACTGCCATCGAATCAGCAGATTGGTCGTCCTGCTAATACTCAACTGATAAGTGGTGTTACTAACAGCGAATACAACGTAAATTTACCACCCGGTACTTTACCGGTATTTGGATACAGCACACAAGTAGAAAATGCTACACTAAATTTTGAGATTGTCAGTGGTACCAGTGTTGGCCAAAATTATATCTATGAGTCTTCCCCGTCCCCTGGAAAACCACTAAACATCATTTATAAAAATGATAATTTAGGCAATAGCAGTAATAATACTGGTTTCTTTTTTTACTTTAAACAAGGAACCTTGCAAAATCAAAGTTTTAGTTTTGCAGAAAGTATCCCTAATAATTTAGTTAGTATTAACACAGATAACATCAATAACACAGATACATGGTTGTATGAAGTTAACAGTTTAGGGGGATTAGGTACTCAGTGGGAACAGATACCGTCAGTGACTGGCGTTAACATTATCTATAATAACAACGCAGCAAAGAAAAGTTTTCAAGTATCCACTAGGGGTTCGGATCAAATTGACTTAGTTTTTGGCGACGGTACTTTTGCGGCTATTCCGCAAGGATCATTCAGAACTTATTTTAGGGTAAGTGCAGGTCTAAGTTATACCATTACACCTGACGAGATGACTAATATTCGATTTGTGATACCTTATATCAGTAGAAGTGGCAGATTAGAAAACTTAACGATCATTGCCAGTTTAAAGTACACAGTGGCCAATGCACTGCCAAGAGAAAGTCTAGCAGAAATAAAGACTAAAGCTCCGCAATTGTACTATACACAAAATAGAATGGTCACAGGAGAAGACTACAATACTTTTCCTTACAGCAATTATAGCACAATTAGTAAACTTAAAGCGGTTAATAGAACCAGTAGCGGTATAAGCCGATATTTAGATGTTTTTGATGTAACTGGTAGATATAGTAGCACGAATATCTTTGCAGAAGACGGCATTGTTTACAAGGAAGATGCAGACAGCAGTTTTAATTTTACTTTCAACACTACGTCCGACATCAATAGAATAATTCAAAATCAGGTCCTGCCTGCTGTTCGTAACAAAACACTGCAACATTTTTATTATGAATATTTTAATAGATATTCATTGTCTAATTTATTTTGGAGTAGAAGTGTAGTTGGGTCAGGGTCTAGTTCTGGTTACTTTGTTGACAATCAAACAAATAAAATAGGCATTGGCCCAGGGGTAGTGGGTAATAACAAATATATGGCTGAAGGCAGTATAATAATATTCAGCCCTGGACAAAATAACTATTTTAACAGTGCCAATGAGATTGTGCCTTTGCCCAGCAGTGGTCAAGTACCGCAAAACGGCCAGCCATTGATATATGCCAGTATTACACAATTAATAGGTAATGGTAATCAGGGAAACTTAGTCAATGGACAAGGTCCAGTGGCTTTAAGTATGAACATTCCGTCCAATGCCCAAGCCTTGGTGGCGATTCCAGGATTTAGCAATAGTTTTAGTACATCTTTTATCTCGCAATTAATTACTTTAATCAGCAATTATTCAGAATTTGGAATTAGATATAGCCAAGAAAGTCAAGACTGGGTAATTGTTAACAGCGAAGATCTAGATATTGAAAATGCATTTAGTCAGCAATATCAAGGTGCTTCAAATGGACTAAACTTAGATTCAAGTTGGGTGTTAGCATTCACTCTGAGTAGCAGTACGTATACTGTACAACTCAGGGGATTGAGTTATATTTTTGAAAGTGTATCCGAAACTAAATTTTATTTTGATGATAGGGTAAAAATATTTGATCCGGTCACTGGATTTACTGTCAATGACAGTATTAACGTATTAAAAGTAAATGGAAATCCTGACACAGGGTTCCCGCTGACTGAAAACGTATTATTTTATATCTATAATCAAATTGCAGAATCTGATGGTTATGTAGATGCCAGCAAAATTTTAGTAACTTACAGTGACATTAACAATGATGGCGTACCCGACGATCCGGATATTTTTAATTCAGTTGTACAACCTATTGTAGACACATTTGAAAACACAAATGAAATTATTCCTTTTATAAATGTATATCCTTTAGGACAAGTGTTTTATACTTCTGACAACAACTCTTATTATAGAATAGTTTCTTCTAATAACGTTAGAAGTTTACAATTAGAATCTTCAACTCAGTACAATAAATTTGTATTTTTTATAAAAACTTACGGGTATAGTAGTTTTGTAAGTTTTGAGCCTGTAACTGTTGGCACAGTTAATTCAGAGTTTCCCAATGAAATTAGCATTGTCGGTAACATCAATAACTATCCCGAAGGCCAGATTTTCTATACATATGCAGATGAAAAATTCTACATATTGAATGTTGTCAACGGTGTTCGCTCGTTGGTCGAAAGCAATGATTATCTAGCTAGGATAGGACGGCCAACTTTATATTTTCAATATAGACACAATGCACCTGGTAGCAGAAGAGTTGACCCTAGCCCAAGTAATTTAATAGATTTGTATATTTTGACAAAAGAATATGAAACTAACTATAGAGCCTGGGCATTGGATACTACAGGTACAATCTCTGAACCATCTAAACCCACCGGGGAATCTTTAAATCTTTCATTGAGTGGTTTAGAAAACTATAAGTCAGTCAGCGACGCAATAATTTACAACTCGGCAAAATTTAAACCTTTGTTTGGAAATAAAGCTAGACCAGAACTACAGGCAACTTTTAAAGTTATCAAAAATTCCAATGTTAATCTGACAGACAGTGAAATAAGAAGTCAGGTCCTGGCATTAATAAATTCTTTTTTCGCAGTAGGAAACTGGGATTTTGGAGAAACTTTTTATTTTACTGAGCTGGCCACTTATATCCAACAAAGTCTGGCACCAAATATCAGTAGTATAATCATTGTGCCCAACAGCACAAGTCAAACCTATGGATCTTTACAACAAATTAGCAGCGACCCCAATGAGATTTTAATAAGTTGTGCAACTGTGCAAAATATTGAAATTATAACCGCAATAACAGCAGCTCATTTAAACGTACAAAATTTAGCGGTAAATACAATAATTAACTGATGAAAATTTCATGCCTATTACAAAAACTATAAATTTCCTACCTGGAATATTTCAGTCTGACACAAACAGAAAGTTTTTAAATGCTACTCTGGATCAATTGATGACAGAGCCAAATTTAATTCCCATTAATGGTTATGTGGGAAGAAAATTTGCTCCAGGATTCAATAGCATTAATTCTTATGTATTAGAACCCACAGCAGATCGTGCAGACTATCAACTTGAGCCCAGCATTGTTGTTAAAAATCAAAACACCAACAATGTTGAATTTCAAACTACATATCCTGAAATATTACAAAAGTTAGATTTTTATGGGGGTAATACTGATAATCAAGATACTCTTTGGTCCAGTGATTTTTATAGCTATAATTCCAGAATTAATGCAGATGCATTTATTAACTTTGGACAGTATTACTGGTTGCCCAATGGACCTACTCCAGTTGATGTGTATGCGGGCACCGCAGATTTAGAGCGAACATTTTATGTATACCCTGATGCAGGGTTAAATGTTTATAATCTTAGTGGATTTGGTACTGTACCCAATCCTGACCTTGTTTTTGCACGTGGCGGCAATTATAAATTTATAGTTAATCAACCTGGAAAATCTTTTTATATTCAAACACAACCAGGAATATCTGGTATAAGCAATAGGACAAATCAAAGCACCAGACAGATACTGGGAGTGACCAATAACGGAACTGATGTTGGCACAATTTCATTTAATGTACCATCAGCTACAGATCAGGATTTTTATACGTCTATGCCAGTGGTGCAGGAAGTAGACTTAGTAAGCACAGTTAGTTATGCAGATTTACAAGGCAAATTGTTGTCAGAAATAAAATCTCAATACGGCGGCATTGACGGACAAAATGCAAATTTAAATGGAAAATATTTAATATTTGAAAATTACAGTGCGAACGCTGCTGACTGGACAGCCAGCTCTGTCACGGTGCCCGAAAGTCAACGTTACGGAATTTGGAAAATTATTCTGAACCCAGTGGGCTTAGACTATATCTTTACCTTAGTGTATTATCTTCCAATACCAGAAAATAACAAAGTAATTATTATGTCTGGTTTGGAATATGGTAATACAGAATGGTATACAACTAGTCAAGATAGATTACAAATTATTCCAGTGATTACTGCTCCGTTGACAGAATTGTATTATCAAGATAGTTCAGATCCAAGTCAGTACGGTGTAATTAAAATAGTTGAAGCTTCTAATAACATAATCAACGTTGATTCTGAAATCCTAGGAAAAAAAGGTTATGTTAGTCCCAACGGTGTAACATTTACCAATGGATTAAAAATTGTGTTTGATGATAGCGTGACACCCGAAGCATACCAAAATAAAGAATACTATGTAGACGGTGTTGGATCAGGGATCGTGTTAGTGGCAGTCAGCGATTTGATTATCAATGCTGCTCAAGCCAAGAACAATTATCAGCCGTCACAGAATTTTGTAGTATACGCATCGGCTAAACTTAATGCAGCCGCAGATCAATTGACTGTAACAACCACAGATAATCCAGATGGAACAAATGTTGCAGTGGGTCAGTTTCCTAATACTATAAACAGCAACTACATAGTTGAGCAGAATATTGAATTCAGGTATCCTTACCGAGCTGGACAGAACTTGCCAGGGGAACATGAAAATTTATTATTCTCGGCTGATAACATAGGTGTAACTCTTCCTGGTATAGTTATCAACGGTGTTAGTAATGGCGCAACGGTTCCCGGACAAAACAATACCACTTGGCATTATGATATAAATCAAGTTCTTATAAACGGACAAGATGCCTACGGCGGATATACCTTAGATAATGGAAGATATGTATATACCAATAGCAATTTTATAACAGCAAACGCATGGGGCAATGTAACCAGCTTTGTTCAAGGGTACACCGATTTAACAACAGGGCATAGTAAATTAATTGGATTTGCCAAAGACGGATATCCAATATATGGTCCGTTTGGCTACGATAATCCTATAGATGATGCAAGTGGTATTATCAGAATGGTAAGTTCTTATACCGCATCCTCTGATGGGTTGTATAGGCCTCCGGCTCAGACGGTTACAGTTACAGCAGATGCTACGAGCACGAATTTTATTGCAGTATCGACTACTAATGGAATAAATCCGGGTATGCGTGTAACGCTTAATAATGGCGGTATATCAGAAGGCACTGTATGGGTAGTTAACAATGGTTTAAAAACTGCTCAAGGACTGCCAAACTTTAATGGGACAATTAGTCAGATTCAGTTAAACACCAATGTTACTGTGCTGGCTGGAACTAGTTTAACTTTTGAGTTTTTACCAGGTGCATTCATCGAAGATTATACATTTGACGAAAATACAGGCACATTAGATCAATACAACGGACGATTCTGTGTAACTCCAGAATTTCCCAACGGAACGTATGCATATTTTGTTACTCAAAATTCAAATAATCAACCGGTATACCCTTACATAGTGGGATCTGCATTCTATGGTAGTACCGCAATCGATACGAATACCAGCTTGGCAACTCCGGATTATTTAATAATCAGTAGAGCCAGTAAAGATTTGAATCCGTGGACTCGAAGAAATCGATGGTTTCACAAGAATGTATTAGAGTTGACTACAATTTATACAAATATCGAACAAATCGTCGATTCGGAAAACAGAGCAAAACGTCCTATCATTGAATTTGACAGCGATCTTCAATTATATAATTTTGGAAAAACTGCTAAACAACCAGTGGACATTTTTGACACCAGAATCGAGACTCCATTTACAACAGTTGAGGGTGTAACAGGAATATTTGTTGATGGTATAGAGTTAGTCGAAGGCATGCGAATAATTTTTGGCGCAGATCAAGATCCTAATTCTAAAGCTAAAATCTGGGTTGTTACTTTTGTAAACATATACGATGATCCAACACAACCTGAAATTATTCATTTAGTTCCAGCAACCGACAGCACAGTTTTGGCAGATGAAACTGTCAGCGTGTTTAACGGAATAACAAACAACGGCAAAAGTTTTTGGTATACTGGTACAGAATGGTTAGAAAGTCAACAAAAGTTAACTGTCAATCAAGCTCCGTTATTTGATGTATTCGACAACGAAGGAATAAGTTTTAATGACATTAGCAAATACCCTATTGTAAACAACCAAACTAGGTTTCAAGGAAATAAGATTTTTGGTTATAAATTAGGTGAAGGCTCAGCAGATCCTGTATTAGGTTTTCCATTGTCTTATAAGAACTTCAACAATGTTGGGGACATAGAATTTGAAAACTTTTTTGAAACAGACACATTTTCTTTTGGGGAAAATAATACAACAGTAATAAAAAATGTTAATTCAGGATTCTTGCATAAAAATAATGCAAACGGTACATTTAGTAAAATTAATACTTGGACTAATGTAAATACACCGTCAAGACAAATGCAAGATCTTGCATTTACTTACGATGGAATCACAAATAGGTTTAACATTGATATTATACCAGACTTGTCGACCACGGAACCCAATATTATAGTTTACGTAAATGCTAAACGATTACCGGTATCGGATATAAATGCATATCCTTTGCCTGATAACAATTTAATGTTAGTTATTAATCCGTTAAAAATAGAACAGGGTGATAGAATTGACATTTTGGTATATAATAGCACCGAATCAAGCCAGATAGGTTTTTATACTTTTCCTGACAATTTAAATTATAATCCACAAAATGCTTTATTAAAATATCCCACATTAGGAGAATTAAGAAATCATATAGGAGAATTAAGTCAAAATAATTTACTATTTACGGGTTCATATCCAGGAGTTAGTAACCTTAGAGACTTATACATTGAAAATTTTGCTGGCACCATGTTGCAGCAAAGTGCTCCTATTAGCTATGCTGGCATGTTCTTAAGTGATGAAGAATTTAATTTTGTCAGCTCGTTATTAAATGCTCAGCAAGAATATACAAAATTTAAAAATAAATTTTTAACTTTGGCCGGCAAGTCTAATCAAATTGATCCGACAAATCCTGTTACTGGTGTTGATTATATTTTAAAACAAATTAACATTATTAAGGATAAAACATTTCCTTGGTATTATAGTGATATGGTACCATATGGGGATAACAAAAAAACAATCACTTATTCAGTGTTTAATCCTAATCAACGAAATTACGAAATAACAGAAATTTTTAGTAATGAAACAGTTGGCAGCAAAGCAATTCTACTATACTTAAATTCTACTCAATTAATATATGGAATAGATTATACATTCTTAGTTACTGGTCCTGGAGTTAGAATATTAGACACTGTTGAATTAAATATCGACGATACTATCACTATAGTAGAATATTATGATACTGATGGAAACTGGATTCCAGAAACTCCTACTAAACTAGGATTATATCCAAAATTTACGCCTGAAATATTTACAGATTATACTTACACAACACCGCAGACTTTTATTAAAGGACACGATGGAAGTTTAACTGTAACTTTTGGAGACTTCAGAGATCAATTAATATTAGAATTAGAAAAAAGAATTTATAACAATATTAAAGTTGTATACAGTGAAAAACTAGTAAACATCTATGACAGCATTCCTGGCAAATTCAGAGATACAGGGTTTACTTTGGCACAGTACAATAATCTTATTGCACGACACTATTTGCAATGGACAGGAGTGAATAATTTAGATTACGTGACAAATAGTACGTATGTAAACGATTCTCCGTTTAGTTACAATTATTCTTCGGCCAAAGATAAGATTAATGATGCAAACTTACCAGGAAGCTGGCGTGCCTGTTATGAATATTTTTACGATTGCCAGACTCCACATTTATCTCCATGGGAGATGTTAGGTTTCAGCGAACAACCCGACTGGTGGGAAAATGAATACGGTCCATCTCCATATACATCAGGTAACAAAATTTTGTGGACTGATTTACAAAATGGGCTGATTGCACAAGGCAGTAGACAGGGCATAGATAATAGGTTCAAGCGCCCTGGACTACTAGACTTCATACCTGTAAACGAAAATGGTGAGTTATTGCCGCCAATCGGATTAATTACTACGTCATATGACAGTACCGGATTTAATCGATCTTGGGTCATGGGACAATTTAGTCCTACAGAAACAGCCTGGAGAAATAGCAGTGACTATCCATTTGCTGTTCAATACGCAATAGCAATGATGAAACCTGCAAAATATTTTGCATATGGGCTAAACACAAACAAATATAGATATAATACAGATTTAGATCAATATGTAATAACAGGAACAAACTATAGGATTGTTCCTGATGATGTTGATGTTAACGGATATACTAACAGCAATGGTTCTATTAGTAGAGCTTCTGGCTACTTAAATTGGATTACTGACTATCAAACAAGTAAAGGTGTAACAGATAAACAACCACTGTTGGATTTTGTCAGAAATTATAATATTCAATTAAGTTACAGGATGGCAGGATTCAGTGGCAAGCAATATCTCAAAATTTTAGCAGAACAAAACAGCCCTGAAAGCACCAATGAAACTATCATTATACCAGACAGCGATTATGATTTAGTTCTGAGTAAATCAACTCCTGTTTTAAATGTAAGATACAGTGGAGTGATAATAGAAAAAACAAATTCAGGATTTAAAGTTTCTGGATATGATTTGGCTAGACCTTATTTTACTGTTGTTCCTCCTGTTACTACTGGAACCAAAAAAATCGTTAGAGTTCTTGACAGAACAGTGGAGTATTACACTGAGTATACAAATTATAGAATAAACGTGCCCTACGGCACTGAATTTACTAACCTTCAGCAATTATCTAATTTGCTTTCTGGAATAGAAAGATTTTTAACTTTACAAGGATTTAAATTTGGATATTTTGATGAAAGACTGGGACAAATCAGAAACTGGGAACTAAGTGTTAGGGAACTGTTGTTCTGGGTACAACAAGGGTGGGGAGTCGGCAGTGTAATTACATTAAGTCCTGTGGCTGATACACTCAAATTGACCAACACATCTGCCACAGTGGATGTTATCAGTAATTCTTTCTTTGGTACAAAAGTCGTAAATCAAAACTTTAGCGTATTAAATTCTGATGGGTACTCTGTTACCAGAGACAATAATCAATTTGATTTAGCGTTGACTAACAGTGTGGACCTAATAGGATATGCAGAATTAAACTTAGTCCAGTATGAACATGTTTTAATATTTAATAACAAAACACAGTTTAACGATATTATCTATGACAGTGTCATGGGGCAGCGACAGTACAGATTAAAAATTGTTGGACAAAAAACTGGCGGATGGACAGGAACTTTAGCAGCACAAGGTTTTATTTACAATCAACCAGGAGTACAAGCCTGGAGAATGAATAAAGATTATCTTAAAGGCGATCTAGTAGAGTATAAAAACTTTTACTATGCGGCAAATAAAAAATTACCAGGCGCGACTAGTTTTAATTTCTCAGACTGGTTACCGGTTGATAAAAATAAAATTAAAACAGGATTGTTATCTAATTTTGCTCGCAACGCTCAGTTACCAGAAACTTTTTACGATGTTGACCAAGTAAATTTAGAAAGCCAGTACGATCAGTTTGCATTGGGACTAATTGGGTATAGAAATAGATCCTACTTAAATGAATTAGGACTAGATGATGCTAGTCAAGTTAAATTTTATCAAGGATATATTAAAGAAAAAGGGACTAGAAATTCTATCAATGCATTGGGTCAAGTGAGTTTTAGTGGTCGACCAAGTGATGTCAGTGTCAGTGAAGATTGGGCATTCAGAGTAGGCGGATACGGAAGTGTTGGCACAAATCAATTTGTTGAGTTGGTATTAGATGAAGCATACACTCTTAATAACCCTACCAGTGTTGAAGTTTTATCTAATAATTCTGTAGTATTTGGATCTTTATATAACGATAATCTTGGATTGTATAAAACTGCGGTCTCTCCGTGGTCTAGTCCATTTTTATTAAACCGGACCATTAACAGCGATTACAGTGATGACATTTTAACTGCAGGGTTTGTAAACATTGAAGATGTTGATTTTACATTGTTTGACCTAAGAAATATTACGTCGTTGAATGCTGGCATTCAAAACATAGGAGATGGGTCTAGTATTTGGGTAGCTAAAGATTACAATCAAAAATGGAATGTGTTCAGAGTAGTAGATACAGATACCAAAATTGTTAATTCTATTAATGCTTTAAATAACAGGGTATCTATAGTAACGGATAAGTTTCACAATCTGTCTAAAAATGATCCAATTTTAATTACAAATACCGATAAATTTAATGGGTTCTATAGAGTAATAACAGTTGAATCTCTTACTTCATTTACCATCGAAGTAGAAGTCTCGTTACGAGGCTTTAGCTCGGCAACCCAGTCTGGCAGCTTGTTCAAATTGATCAGTATGAGAGTCACTGACCCGTCGGACATAATTTCTATTCCCTCAGTGACTAACTGGATGCCAAATGATAAAGTTTGGGTTGATAATTCTAACACTCAACAAGAGTGGGCAGTATACAACAAGACTGAACCATGGTCAATGACTAGAAGTTTACCTTCGGGCACTTTATCTAATTCTAGACAGTACGGCAGTTCTGTTAGTTTAAGTAACAATAATAAATTTGCAGTAGTGGGTATTCCTGGGTATTCAGGCAGTTTATTAGCCAATGCTGGCGCTATATCTAATTACATTCTGAACTTCAATAATGAGTTAGTAGAGGATGTTACACTAGACGGCAAAGCAGTGGGAACTATTGGGCTAGGATCAGTGATTGATAGTGGAACTGATCGAGTAATTGCAAGCGCACCATTAAGCGGATCTGGCCGAGGGTGGATTTACACATACAAGAGGGGCGCATTTGGATCGTTAACTGAATCGCAACTGTTATGCCCAAATGTTAATTCAGCTGCAAATTTTGGTTATAGTATCAGTGTTAGCAAAGACGATCAATGGTTATATGTCGGTGCTCCTGAGGCAGGCACAGTATTTGTGTATGCACTTAACAATTTAATGGAAAGCGGCAACAGCTCTGTTACGGCCAATGGCAATGTAAATTCTTTTGTCCTTTCATTTACTCCTTATGACAGTGAGGCAGTTTTAGTAAGAAGTGCCAGTAGAACGTATGTTCCTAATTACGATTATACAATATCTGGTTCCACAATTAACTTTGTATCTCCACCGCCAGCTGGTACTATAAGTGTAGTTCAGGAGGTCGGGTATTCATTGTACGCAACTATTGCAGGCAATGCGGCAGAAAAATTTGGCTACAGTGTTTCTTCTACTATAGAAGGAGCACAAGTAGTAATTGGATCTCCACAGGCAAATGTTACTGTTGGCAACGTTACTTACACTAATAGCGGATCTGTTGATATTTGGAATAGATCTATAGAAAATTATATAGCTAAAGGCAGTGAAAATTTATTCAGTGGTATTAGTGCGATAAGTGAATTTACAAAAGTTTACTTAGATGGAACTTTACAAACGCTGGGTATAGATTGGGTGCCATTTAATGTAAACTGGGTTCTGTTTTCATCTACTCCCAAATTAGGACAAATTGTTACAGTAGAGTCTAATATTTTGCATGAAATTCAATCAATATATCCTCAAACACCATATACAGATCAACAGTTTGGATATAGTGTAGATATATGTACAAATAACTGTAGTCTTTTTGTTGGCGCACCTTATCAAAGTCAAACTAATTTGCTTAGTGGGGCAGTTTATCGCTTCTTAAATCAAGGAAGAGTGTACGGGACAATCACAGGTACAATTCAGAATCCTACAGTAAACAGTGGTGACTCTTTACGAATTAATAACTTTGTGGTAACTTTCAACAACACCAACTTGGGTGATGTTGTGACAGCAATCAATAACGCTAACATACCAGGAGTAACTGCATCAGCAGTAAATGGTTATTTAAAAATTGATAGTAATAGTCTAGTCCTTGCAGATAAATTACGTATCCTACCGGGAATAGGTTCAGCAATCAATGATCTTGGCTTGGAAGTATTCACAGAAGTCGAACTCATAAACAATTATAGCAACAAATCCTATGATTATTTTGGAAAAGTTGTTCAAATTAACAATAATAGTAATATTTTAGTTGTGGCCAGCGACTCAGCTGCCACTCTTGTCACAACAACATTTGATTTAACTTCAAGGGTTACAACATTCGATACAGGATCAACAGGATTTAAAGAACCGGTTGACGACAGCGGTTCTGTTTGGATTTATAGCTATTTGCCAAGCAATGTAAATTCTATTGCCAACGCAGGAAAATTTGCGTTTATACAACAATTGACACCTACCTCTGCCGAGGGTTCTCTTAAAACCAATGACAGATTCGGTAGCGGAGTTTCTATAACAGAATATCAAATGTTGATAGGATCTTTGAATTTTAATCAATTTAATTTTAATGCAGGTAAAGTATTCCAATTTAATAATCAAAATAATTTGTTAGGATGGGACAAGCTACGAAGCCAAGAACCTAGAGTGGACATTAATGGAATAACAAAAGCTTACATCTACGATGCACAAAGTCAATCTATACAATACAATTTAGATTATATTGATCCAGCAAAAGGAAAAATATTAGGTTTAGCCGAGCAAGAAATCACATACAAAATAGACTACGATCCTGCTGTTTATAACAATACTTCATTGAGTACTGTGGCCAAAGATAATAATTTATTCTGGACTAATCAGCAAGTTGGTCAAGTATGGTGGGATCTAAGTGTAATCAGATACATAGATTACGAGCAAGGGTCAATTAAGTATAGAAATTCAAATTGGGGAAGAGCTTTTCCTAATAGCAGTGTAGATGTTTACGAATGGGTAGAAAGCATTTATCCGCCAAGCCAGTATGTGGCCAATGGAGGCAGCGGAACACCTAAATATCCAAGTGATAATGCTTATACTTCTTTAACATACATCGACCCACTGACAAACTACGCTACTGTTAAGTATTACTTCTGGGTTAAAGATAAGACAACATTGTCAGTAAATCAATTTGGCCGTAGTATCCCTGTTGCAACGATAGCTAGTTTTATACGTGACCCTAAGAACACTGGAATAAAATATTTTGCTGCTCTTAAAGACGACAGTGTGGCCATTTATAACATGGAAAATGAGACCACAGGAAGAAACACTATTTTTCATTTAGACTATGTTACACAAATCAACAGCAATATTATTCATAATGAATTTGCTTTATTAAACGACACAACTAGCAAGTCTGATGAAATACCACAGAATATCTATAACAAAATGGTAGATAGTATCAGTGGAGCAGACGTTTTTGGAAATCCAGTACCTGATCCTACGTTACAAGTTCAAAATAGATACGGTATAGATTTTAGACCAAGACAGAGCATGGTAATAGACAAAGACGAAGCCATGCGAGAATTTGTTCTTTATACAAATAAAATATTAGAAAAGAATTTAATCAGCCAAGGTTACGACATATCGGGGCTGTCTCTTGGAGAACCAATACCAACATCTAATTCTGGGGCATATGATTTGACCGTGACTAACTTAGAAGAACTAAGTTACGTGAATATTCAAATACGTCCAATTGGCTATAAAGTTTTAGTGCAAACTAATAGTTTAATTGGTAATTTGTGGACCATTTATGTTAAAGACCGGTCGGTGTTAACATGGCAACCTAATACAAATTACAAACGTGGGCAATATATTCTTAATAATCAAATTGCTTACTATGTAAAAAATAATTTTACCAGCGGAGCAACTTTTACTTTCACTGACGATATTGAAATTTATAATGTCAGAAATGAATGGGTATTAGATAGGGTACAAGCTTATAATAACAATGACTATTGGGAATTTGTTGATTGGTACGCACCTAACTACGACCAAACTGTAAAGCCAAATTATACAATTCAAACAACCGCAGAATTGGGGAATTTAAATTTAAAAGCACAGGATATTGTTAAGATATTAAACAATGGACAGGGCAAATGGTTTATTATTCAAGTTTTTCCTAACATAGTTAATACTGTTGCAATTCAGGATGGTACTATACAATTAAAAGATAATTTATATGAATTGCCTGCATATGGTATGGGATTTGACAGTGATAACTTTGATATAAACAGATTCGACCAAAACCCAAGCATCGAAATCAGATCAATCGTTGATATTATTAAGAATAATATCTTTATTAACAATCTTGACATTGAATTTTTAAAATTATTCTTTGTTTTTGTAAATTATGTACTGTACGAGCAAAAAAATGTTGATTGGGTATTTAAAACCAGTTTTATCAATGTACTACAACAAATCAAAGGATTAAATCAACCTCCTATATACAGCAGAGAAAATATTGACATATACTTAGATTATATCAATGAAGTAAAACCTTATAAGACTACAGTGAGAGAATATGTAGTTGATTATCAAGGCGACGACAACTATACAGGATATGTAACAGATTTTGATGTACCCCCATACTATGACCCGGTATTAAAAATAAACAGGAGTCCTAGCGGAGAATTCATCGAAGACATTAGAGCTTTACAGCAACCGCAATATGCTGATTGGTTATCTAATTATTCTTACAATATCGAATCAATTGAAATAATCAACGGTGGAACTGGCTACACTTTCCCGCCAACAGTGGTAATTACCGGTAGTAATAACGGAAATGATGCTGTGGCAAGAGCATTAATTACCAATGGCGTTGTTACAAAAATAATTTTAGTGTATGCAGGCAGCGATTATATCACTACTCCTATAATTTCTATAGTTGGTGGAAACGGAACAAAGGCATCAGCAAGAGCAGTCTTAAAGAATGATAAAGTAAGGTCGATTACAGCTAAATTAGTCTATGATCGATATACATATGGCAGTACAATTGTAAATTGGACTCCTAACACTGTTTTTACACAAGGTCAAATAATAACCTATAATAGTGTAGCATATGTAGTTAATACATCTTTTACTTCCGGAAATAATTTTAGTTTAACTAATTTAACAGTGTATCCTGTTACTAAAATTGACAATGCCAACGACAGAATACAAGCGTATTACAATCCAGAAATTGGATTGCCGGGCAAAGATTTTGCACTACTACAGTCAGGTATTGATTACCCTGGAGTGAAAGTTAAAGGCCCAGATTTTGATGAAAGCGGCGGCTTTGATGTTGCGGCTTTTGACAGTACACCATTTGACCCGTTGACCATAGACAGTGATGGCACCTATGTAATCAGTGACGTAATACTTGACACAGTTATCACCAGTGACTATACCGATACAACACTAGGTACTAAACCTGAAGATATAATTGTAGACGGCGGTCCTTATGTGTACGACAAATATACAGAATGGAGACAAAATACATTCTACGATAAAGGAGATTTAGTAAGTTACAATAATCAAATTTGGTATACTGTACAACCCTTTACTTCAAGCACATCTTTTAGTGCCAACAACTTTACCACCTATAATATAGGGCCTTATGCTAGTCATGCACCAGAAGAACTTGTGCCTGGCAGGGTATATGACACATTAGATTTGAGGGTTAGTACTCTTGCAGTAGATCCGCTATCGACTTCGTATCAAAATTGGTCGTACTTCCAAGGAATTTATGTCGACTCGATTGCCGTAGCCAACGGTGGGTCTGGCTATAATCCTGGAACTACTGGAGTTGTACTAGAGGGCGGCGGATATATTACTCAAGCTGTAGCACAGGTTCTATTAGATGCAAATGGCACAGCTTATGGATTTCAAATATTGAACGGGGGAGCAGGATATCATACTACTCCAAATGTAATAATTACTGGGTCTAATACCACTCCAATTATTGCCAGTGCTGTGATGAAAATAAGCAACGCACCAAGTTCTGCAAATCCTTATGCTAAGTTAAGCTATCGTGTGTTTAAAGATATGGTGGATAACTATACTTACATAAGAATAGACGGATCTGCTATTACTACGTTGGCAGCAAATCTAGAAATAACCGACACTGAAATTAATGTAACAAATGCATCAGTATTACCTGAACCGGCCGGTTCAGGTGGCGAACCGGGCGTAGTGTTCATCAATGGTGAACGCATTACTTACTACACAAAAGACAGCGCCAATAACAGACTTGGGCAGTTACGAAGAGGAACTAATGGCACCGGAATTAAAAAACATCTATTGGGTGATAGTGTAGTCGACGGAGGACAAAGTCAGTACGTTCCTTATAGCTCTAATAGAATTTGGTATGCAGGCAACACAGGCCCTGGGTCAATTAATATTTCAGTGAACTCAACTACTATTAATGGAACTAACACTTATTTCTTATCAAATTTAACAATCGGAGGCAATATTTTTGCAGCTGATGGTAGATATATTGGAGTGGTTTCTAGTATTAGTAGCAATACACTGGCCACAGTGTCTACAACTCCGAGATTTAACGCCACTGGTGTTAGTTACGATTATGCTGCTGATGTCACACTGACCACAGGAGCAAATGTAGCGTATACGTTTTATTCTAATACTGGGTACATTAGAAGTAATTTATGGTATTCATCTGGCGGAACTCCAATATCAACAGAATTTGCTAATGTAATCACTACAGAAAGTTCTAGACCAATGGACATTGATGGGACTGGACAAGATGATACTGCCACTGATGGCACTGGTTTATACAATGCAACTACCATTCAATCTCAGTTCTTGAGACAAGGCCAAGTGGGATAAAAATATAATAAATACAGGATAAAGGTTTAAAATGGCTATTAAAATATCTGAACTGCCCGAAATAAATTCGGCTAATCTTATAAGTTCTTCTGTTAGTGTGATACCAATAACAGCGGACAGCCCCATTTTGGACACGTATAAAGTTCGAACCACTACATTAAAAACTTATATCGAAAACGGGGATTTTGACGCAACAGGTAACATCACAGCTACAGATGTAAAATTTAGTACATGTACTAGTCCAAGATTAAGTTTGGGAACTGTAAGTGGATCTACAGTAATTGATGCTTCTGCTAGCCAATTTCAGACTCTTGTCACTAACGGAAACGTTACTTTGGCATTTATAAATTGGCCAACAACTGGAAATGTTAGAGAAATTACTTTAGGTATAAACGTAATTAGCACCACGCACAACATTATTAATCCCATTGATGTTACGACCAATGCAAATGGAATCACTGGGTATAATCCTAGTACCCGAGTTTTTACTGCACCTACTCCTGGAGTTTACAGCTTTAATTATTTAACAACCAACGCTGGTACAAGTATTACACTAAGTGAAAACAATACTGTACTTCGTCCTTTTAATTCAACTAGTCAAGTAATTACAGCCAACAGCAGTGTCATTGATTTAGGGGCAACATATAGTGTATATAATCCAAGTACTATTTCTAATGTCGGGACTGCAACATTGGCCAACGGAGTCGTGGGGCAAATAAAAGTTATTTCTAGTATGGGATCTTCGACGTTTACTGTAAATATAGCAGCTCCGAGTTGGAAATTGGGATCAGGCAACATTATGTTTACAGGAAATACATCTTCAATCACGTTGTCGTGGCAGTCAGCATTACAAGATTGGATAGTGCTTTCATCTTATGGTAATGTAATACTGAGTTAATATACAAAATGCAAGAAAAAGACCAGATAAATAGAAATAATGAGTTAGACAAAAAGGATGATGTTCCGCAAAAACCCAACGAATCTACAGGTATATATGTTCGTGGTTTTGTAAGAATCACAGATCCCGAAACTGGAAAAGTTCTAGTAGAAACAGCAAAATAATGGATTGATTATGTTTGATAAAACCAATACGATGATTCAAGGACACATAAAAATTTGGTGTCCTTGCACCGGTGAAATTCTCAGTGATAAATCTAATGCAATCCATTATGAAAACATGAGTGAAGCTTTGGCCCAGAGTTTGGCTAACAAAGGCACAGGATTTATCCAAAGTATGGCTTTTGGAAACGGTGCCACCGCAGTTGACAGTACTGGGGTAATTACCTATCTTCCTACAAATACATACGGACAAAATGCAAGTTTATACAACCAAACTTACAGTAAAGTAGTAGATAACACTAGTGCATTAAACACAGACCCCAGTAGAAATTATATAGAAGTAAGACACACACCAGGATTGATCTACACAGATCTTTTTGTAAGTTGTTTGCTAGACTATACTGAACCTGCCGGACAACAAGCTTTTGATAACAGTGCTACAATGACAGGGACTTACGTGTTTGATGAACTGGGATTACTAAGCGAAAGTGAAAAACTTTTAACTCACGTAGTTTTCCATCCAGTTCAAAAAGCTTTAAACAGATTAATTCAAATTGATTACACAATTAGAATTCAAACTTTGACAAATTTGAGTAGTAATTTGTAACTGGAAAAAGAATATAAATATACTAAACGGATATATGAATAATGGCCTATACGATTAATTTAACAAATGGTACAATTTTAACGACCATAGCGGACGGTACAGTTAACAGTACGGCCTGTAGTCTTACCTTAGTGGGTAAAAACTATGCAGGTTATGGTACTTTTTTGAATACAGACTTAGTTCATGTTCTTGAAAACTCTGCAAGTACTACACCGCCAACAACCCCATTAATTGGGCAACTTTGGTGGGATAGTGCAGGCAATTTAAAAGTTTATACAGGTTCTACATTTAGAACTTTGGGTACAATGACAGCTAGTAACAGCGCACCTACGGGATCTGTTACTGGCAATGCTTGGTGGGATACATTTAATCAGCAGCTCAATATATACAATGGTGCTTCATGGGTCTTAATCGGCCCAGCTTTTACTAGTAACACCGGCCAGTCTGGAACAATTGTTGGAACTATCACAGATTCAGGGTTAACCAGCCACGTGGCGGTTAACGTATATGTTTCTAACACTTTAGTAGCCATTGTCAGTAAAGACAGCGAGTATACTCCGCAAACTGTTATTTCTGGATTTAGCACAATCAGGCCAGGATTTAATTTAAGTACAGCAATTGCTAATATTAAGTATGTGGGCACTGCTACAAATTCGGACGCACTAGGCAGTATTAGTTCGACTAATTATGCTAGAACAGATATTGCCACTACTTTTGCCAACACTATTTCTGTTAATAATAACAGCGGGTTAACTGTTGGTACAGGAAATAATTTTACTGTTGGGGTAAGTGGAAATGTCACACAGTTAACTAATAACATACAAAATGCGAATTTGGTAATTCGTGCTAACATCGGTAGCGGAATTGTTACAGCACTAACAGTAAACGGATCCGACGGGTCTACTACTATTGCTAACTTAATTACATCTGGTGCTTTTAACACCAGCGGTTATATTGCTACAACTAGTGCAGACCAAGCAACTAGCAATGTGACAGGTGCTGTTAGAGTAACTAATGGTGGAGTTGGTGTAAATGGAAATGTGTTTACATCTAATAGCTTTGTTGCATTAGGCAACGTTGTCGTAAGTAGAGAAGCTCGCGCAACGGGTAATATTTCTACCAGCGGGTATCTTATTATTTCAAACAGTGATGCTGCTACCAGTAACGTAACTGGGGCACTGCGAATTAGCGGCGGAATGAGCTTAGGTGGAGCAATCTTTGCCGCTGGTAATATCAATGGCGCATATTTTAATGGTGTGGCTATCAATGCGTTATACGCTGACTTGGCAGAAAGATTCGAAGCAGACGCACACTATGAACCAGGTACAGTTTTGACCATGGGCGGTGCTGCAGAAGTTACAATTGCAACTGAAGAATTAAGTGAGGACGTATTCGGAGTTGTTAGTACTCGTGCAGCTTATTTGATGAACAGTCAAGCTGGGACCAATGAAACTCATCCTCCGGTAGCAGTCAGTGGCCGTGTTCCTGTTAAAGTAGTTGGCTCTATTAAGAAAGGCCAAAGATTGGTCAGTGCAGGCCGAGGATTGGCTCGCGCTGCAAATAAAGAAGAAATTACACCATTTAATGTAATTGGTCGAGCACTAGAAAACAAGGCAGACGACGGTGAAGGAACAATATACGCCATCGTAACATTAAATAGTTAAACGGAACAAAATATGACATACGCATCTGGTGGATTAATACAAGCAAGTGATTTCAACAATTTAGTAGGGGCCTCGGCAGGAACTCAAGGCGGTGGAACTCAACTTAATCCTGTTTGGTCAACTGGTCAGGGAAATTATGGCTACGGCCAAACCGCAGTCAGTAACGTGTCTGTCAGCGGCACAGTGGCAGCAACTAACTGGGCAAGTTTAGTTAATACATTAAATTCAGCCAGGATTCATCAAAGCGGCAGCGGATCTGGTATAAGTGCTCCAACTGCTGGAACCACAATAGCGTTTTTATCCACATTGACATCAGCAGTTTCCACAGCAGCCACTAACAGACTTAGTGCAGCTACTACTGGAACAACAACATCACTTGGTAAATCTGTAACAATGTCTGCCGCTGCTAGTTCTGCGGTGACTGGCACTATTACTTTTACTGTTACTTTCGCATCAGTCGATCAGGCACGCTATTTCTTTAATGCCGGCGGATCCTTAAATTTATCATATAGTGCTTTTACTAATACTGGTGGAACAGCTCGTGGGACTAGTATTCAAACCATGGCCCAAACTAATTTTGCATCAAAAAGGCTTAATGCTGCAAGTTACAGTGCCAGAACTGGCTCAGGTGGGACCTTAGTCACAGACACTACCACAGGCGGGTATTATGCACTAGGCGCAAGTACGGAAAGATTCCGAGTTAACAGCACCAGTTATTATACAGGCGATACCTTTCAAGTATTCTATGCAACCAATGGCACAACCGGATCTTATGGTGCAAACGGCAACGTCCTTACTATTACAGTGACAGCAACTTCTGCAACCACAGGATCCACTCAGCCGGCAGACAGTATTAACATCCTTTTGACCATGTTGTTAACAGCCACGTTTCCAGAAACAACTAACTTAACCAATTCTTGGGGCTCAGTGACTATTTCTTAATTTCTGAATCAAATCAATTGACAAGTAGAATAGGTATATATTATAATAGTATATACCTATTATTTTATTCATTATGACAACACCCGTAGAAGAAATTGTAAATCAAGTAAAGTTGGCCACAGATTATCAAATTAACAAACGATTGCTAAGGGAACGTATTTTAACAGACCTACACATGCCCTATGAAAACGGATTGTTCAAAATAAATCCAGAGTTATTGGCATTTGTGGCAACGTGGCCCGATGATATCTTGTACATAGAAGATATCTATTTGAATCCGATTAAATTAGATAAACAATCGTTTTTAACAAAGGCTCGACAACACTATCAAAGTGTAATGAATGAATGGCATCAACAACATGAAGAGCTCAAGCGAATTAGAAAAATCTAAAGGTGTACTGGTATTTGCTTTTAATAGTCAAAAAGTTAAGTACACCGAAATTGCAGATCAAACTAGCAGATTGGTCAATCGTACATCGGGACTTCCCGTGACTATTGTCACTGACGTAGATGCTGAATTAAAATTTGATTATGATCAAATAATTCGTGTTGACAGTAAAACTGGCAATGTTAGATTTTCTAAGGATCAACAAGTATACGAATGGAAAAATTTTGACAGATATCGAGCATTCGACTTCAGCCCCTATGATGAAACTATTCTAATAGACACAGATTATTTGATGCTGGACACTAGCTTGTTAAAATTGTTAGATCAACCTTTTGATTATAGGTTAATGTATAACATGCAGACTCCTCAAGCACTTAACATAGATGAAATGGGACCTGCAAGTTTGCCTATGGTGTGGGCCACAGTTGTGTTATTTCGAAAAACTCTAAGAGCCAAATTATTTTTTGATTTAGTAGGACGCATACAAAGAAACTATGGGTATTATAGAAGTTTATTTTCTATTAGAGAAACAAACTATAGAAATGATTTTGCATTTAGTATGGCCAATATTATTTTAAATGGGCACACCCTTACTCCCGAACAAAGTATACCATGGCCAATGTTAACTATAGAAGATAACATCGAGGCAATTGATCTTAAAAATAAATTTTTAACGGTCAAGTATGATAGCCGAGCAGATGTGATAAGCAGACAAAATTTACATATCATGGATAAGAATTATCTGTTGTCGGATCAATTCAAAAATTTTGTAGAAAGGATCTGCAATGACTAAAGGGTTTCTAACATTTGCACAAAATACAGATAAGGTGGATTATCTATCACTGGCGTACTGTCAAGCAATGAATGTAAAAAGCCTGCATCCAACTGCCAAGTATGCAGTGATCTGCGATAAAAATACCATTGATCAAATCACAGATAAACATAAAAAAGTATTCGATCATATAATTGAAATTCCCTATGACGAAAATAACAAAGATAGTACATGGAAACTATCTAATGAATATCAAGTTTTTTCACTGAGTCCGTTTAAAGAAACTATTAAACTAGAAAGCGATTTGTTATTCACCAGAAATATCGATCATTGGTGGAATGCATTCAGACTGCGAGACGTCGTATTAAGTACAGGTTGTAGAACTTATCGACAAGAATTATCTACATCGAGACTTTATAGAAAATTTTTTGATGACAACGAGTTACCAGACATTTACAATGGTTTGATGTATTTTAGGTATAGCAAAGTGGCCAGTGACTTCTTTTTAACAGCTCAACGAATTTTAAGAAATTGGGACTATTTTAGGGACAATGTTTTAAAAAATTGTCGAGAAGACACGCCCAGCACTGACGTACTATATGCTTTAACAGCAAAAACTATAGGAATTGAACTGTGTACCATACCTACTATGGATTTCATTAATTTTGTGCATTTAAAACCTGGCATCAACGGATGGGGTAATACAGATCAATCTTGGCAAGACATAGTGCTGCATTATAGAGATAATCATATGATTAATATTCATAATCTAAATCAATATAGTCCAGTGCATTACTATGATAAATCTTATGTAACAGAGGAATTAATAAATGAATATGAACGAACCTACTATAACAGTTAATGAAGATACCACGCTGGAAGAAATAATTAGACAATTAGACGAGTTGGGTTTAATAGATAAACCTACGCCAATTGAATACGAATATCGGATATATTATGACGAGTCTGGCAATATCACAGCCACATCTCCTACTGTAAAAGATGCAGAGATGTATGGATTTACCGGCAATTATATCATAGTAGATGAGGATACTTATAAAAGTGTAGTTGCAGAATTACACAAGTACATTGTCCGTAATAATAAAACTACAATTAGAAAAGACAATGCCGCGCAAACGCCGCAACTTGAAAAAAGTCAAACAGGGTTTAAAACAGTGGCAAATAATCCCGGTCTAATATTAGAAGACAATGAAACTTATAAAGATGTAGAACACTATGACTACAAAAATCATTGATATCGCAGATCTTGATTGCATATTCTTGACCTACGATGAGCCAAGAAAAGAAGAGTTTTGGATTAAGATTCAAAATTTAATTCCATGGGCTAAACGGGTTGATGGAATAAAAGGCAGCGATGCTGCACATAAAGCAGCAGCCGCGACCAGTGACACTGAAAGATTTGTGTTAATCGATGGTGACAATATACCAGACGCTGAATTTTTTAATCTTCAACTTAAGTTGGACGACAGTAATCATGACTGTGTGTTTAGGTGGAAAGCTCGTAATCATGTTAACGGGTTGATGTATGGCAATGGTGGAATAAGTTGTTGGACCAAAGAGTTCGTTAATAATATGCGAACACATGAAGCCACAGACGGCAGAGACGAAACTCTAATAGAATTTTGTTTTGATCCCAAGTATATTCCCATGCATGATTGCTATAGCACTACATTTCCCAATTCAACACCTTTTCAAGCTTGGCGAGCAGGGTTCCGCGAAGGTGTTAAGATGTGCTTAGATCGAGGAAAGAAACCCAGCTTGCAAGAGTTTGAGCAAAAAGTTCATGCCCGCAATTATGATCATTTATGCATTTGGCAAAGCGTTGGGCAAGATGTAGAAAATGGTCGGTGGGCTATATATGGGGCCCGATTGGGAACTTATATGACCATGCTCAGAGAATGGGATTATCGGCAAGTACAGGATTTTGATCATCTTGCATATCTTTGGAACTCTTTTAGTAAAGACGAAGAATCTGCCTGTGAAAATGTCGGACAAACTTTACGTTCACGACTAGGTTTGCCGATAGTAGACATGAATGCAGATCAAAGTGCATTTTTTAAACATCATTATAAAGCAGTGCATCGTAATATGGGAACAACGATGACAGAACTAGATGTAATTCGAAGAGTCGAAGGTTGGTAATGACTAAAAGCGTATTTTTAAATTCTGCAGAAGAAGCAAAATCTAAATTAGGTCCCGCACTGTGTTTGGCTAAGTGGAAACAAGTTAGCTTACATTTACCCACAGGACTTAACAACAGTTGTTACCACCCACCGTTACATAAAATTGATGCGGCGTTGTTAAAAGATAATCCCAGTGCATTACATAATACACCTTATAAAAAAGAGCAGCGTAAGATTATGTTGCGTAATGAACGCCCACAAGAATGTAGTTACTGTTGGACTCAGGAAGACTTAGGCAATTTAAGTGATCGACATTATCGCAGTGGTGAACCGTGGGCAGCAAAAGATTTTGAATCAATAGCTAGTTCTTCTGGGGAGGAAGACGTTCTTCCCTCTTACGTGGAAGTTAATTTTAACAATGCTTGTAATCTTGCTTGTAGTTATTGCAGTCCTCAGTACTCTAGTACGTGGGCCACTGACGTAGAACGCCATGGCGCTTTTCCTACTAATCCTCCGCACAATGATCCCAGCCATTTTACCGGAGAAAGAAAAGTTATTCCTGCAAGAGAAGATAATCCCTATGTGGATGCTTTTTGGTCTTGGTGGCCAAAATTGTATCCTGAACTAGAACATTTTCGAATGACTGGCGGAGAGCCGCTCATGGATAAGAACACATATCGAGTATTTGATTATGTATTGGAAAATCCTAGTCCCAAATTGCATTTGAATGTTACCAGTAATTTTAGTGTAGAGCCTAAGCTGTTTGAGAAATATCTAGATTATGTTAAACGATTATGCGATAATGATCAAATTAAAATAGAACATTTTATGCAGTATGTCAGTTTGGATGCACTATTCCATAAAGCTGAGTATATCAGACACGGACTTGATTTTACAATGCTTTGGGAAAACGTAAATAGATTTTTAAATGAAGTTCCTAATCGTAGTAGTTTAACATTTATTATTACGATGAATAATCTCAGTGTCACTAGTTTTAGGCAATTGATGACGTCTGTGCATGGACTTCGAGAAATTTACAGTAAAACATATCAACGTGTGTGGTTTGACACACCTATACTTAGGAAACCCGAATGGCAAAGTTTACAGTTGCTGCCAGAAAGCTATACTGATGAATTAGAACTGGCATGGAGTTTTATGTTGAAGAAAATAGAAACTCCCGAGCATCCATTTAAAGGTTTTAAAGACTATGAACTACAACGATTACAAAGAGTGATAGATTGGATGAAGGAAGGTAGCAAATTAGATCCGTCTTATGTTAAAATACAAAAGTCAAATTTTTACAAATTTTTTAACGAACACGATCGAAGAAGAAATACTAATTTCCAGCTAACATTTCCAGAAATGTCGGAGTTTTGGAAAGATTGTCAATACCATGCAAAAAATCAAAATTAATTCACTGCAAGGAGAAGATTTAAATTTCTTTAGTTGGTACCCTACTAATTTTGATATCACTGAATACACATCATACGATGATTTGCTATCATCGGACGGTGCGATTCTTTTAACTAAAAATATTCTAAAAAAATACGGTATACCCGATTGTAACAAAATTTTTATATTAAGTATGTTACAAGAAGGAACAAATACGGTAGTAGATACTTTACACGGCTATAACTGGTCAAACCAAACAACATGGCCATTTATATTATCTTCAGGAGATTTACACAGTGATGTAGATCATTTCAATGTAGACATATTTAAATTTATATTAGGAAATACCACTGATGTGTTGCATGAACGCGACTCGGGGATATGTGAAAATGTTTTTGAAAGAAGAAATAAGCCTTTTTTATTTAATTTTCTTAACGGTGTTAACAGGCCACAGAGATCTTCTCTGATTGAAAAATTAAACAAAAAAAGTCTATTAGAAAAAAGCTTGTGGTCAGCTCTATATGACAACAAATTTTTGCCCGACGACTATTGCTACCAAGTTAATAAAGATACTGTAGTCAACGGAAAATATATTTTTGATGATTGGCCTGACGGACAACTTTTTTCAAATTTATTCGAAGACAGTTACTTTAGTGTAGTCACAGAAACTAATTTTTATCTACCTTATAGTTTTAGGACAGAAAAAATTTACAAGCCTATTAAAGTAGGACATCCTTTTGTTGCAGTTGCAAATTATGGATTCTACAGAGATTTGCATAGCCTTGGATTTAAAACTTTTAATCATTTAATTGATGAATCTTTTGATTTGATAGATAATAACGATGATAGACTAACTCGAATTGCAGACGTAGTTGAAGATTTGTGTAAATCTAACTTAGAAGAATTTTTATCAGCAGCCGAACAAAATTGTCGACATAATAGGGAATTATTGATGTCGACAAAAACTCCCAACGAAGACTTTGATCTAGTAAATAAATTTTTAATGAAATTCGAACAACATGCCAAGAATAAACAATGAAACAGACTTAGAATATAAACGTAGAGTTATTGATATTAAATCGAATAGCTTTTGCGGAGCCAAATGGTATAATGCTACTATCTGGTTGGGTAGTGGTCAGACTACAAGTTGTCATCACCCCTTACCGCACAAGGTAGAAATTGACGATGTCCAACGAAACCCTAAAGCACTGCATAATACACAGAAAAAGAAAATGGAACGGGAACAGATGCAGAAAGGGGAAAGACCTTCGGGCTGCGAATACTGTTGGAAGATTGAAGACATGGGCAAAGATGCAGTCAGTGACCGAGTGTATAAAACAGTTATCTATGACGACAAGGATTTGAACTATGCATATGCAACTCCGGCAAGCACTGACATTGACTTGCAAACTCTTGAAATTGCTTTTGATCGTACTTGTCAGTTTGCTTGTAGTTACTGTAATCCTGCGTTCAGCAGCACCTGGGTAAATGATATTAAGCGCAACGGGCCATATACTAATCTTATCAGCGACGGCAGAAATCATTTTACTCATACTCATGACAGCAGTCAATTGTATAAATTCGGTGAATCTAATCCTTATGCGGAAGCATTTCACAAATGGTGGGAAAGCGACTTACATAGAACATTGAAAGAATTACGTATCACCGGCGGTGAACCTTTGATGAGTGCAGAGACTTGGAAATTGATCGATTGGTTTAAAACAAATAAAGGAAGAAGTAAAACTAGATTGGCAATTAACAGCAATTTAGGTTATCAAGTTGATATTGATAGATTGATTGACAGTGTAGATGGGTTAGAAATAGATTTATATACTAGCAATGAAAGCGATCACGACCAAGCTGAATATATACGAGATGGGTTAAATTATACTCTGTGGCTGGAAAATGTCATGAAACTTGCAAACAGTAAAAAGTTTCGAGGACTACATGTAATGTGTACAATTAACGCATTATGTCTTGACACATTACCTGATTTCTTAGATACTCTAGTAGATTTAAAGAAAGAATTTGGCCGAGACTATCCCAACTTTACTTTAAACATTTTACGTTTCCCTAGTTTTCAAAGCCCATTGGTGTTGCCTGATAATATTAAATCAAAATACAAAGATCAGCTGGTTAATTTTATTGTTCGACATAAAGGGTATAACTATTTACATGAACATGAAATAAATCATTTACAGCGCCTAGTGGACTATTTGGATGTTGTAAAAACTCCGCACAGTGATGCATTTGAACTGTCCAAATTACGCAACGATTTCAAACAATTTTACACACAATATGATCAACGCAGAGGCAAAGATTTCTGCAAGACATTTCCTGCTTTGGCAGATTGGTATAAGGCATTATAATGGCAGACGATTTAAACGATTATTACAAAAACTATAACTACGGTGGTCGTAAACCCATCTACATCAAAGAGGAAGATCTGCGTACAGATCAACTTGATAAACTAATCAAAAGCGATGTGTTCTGCATTATCCCATGGATCCATATGCATGCCTTTCCCGACGGTCGTGCTTACCCTTGTTGCTTAAGTGAACCTCAACATCCAATTGGTAGTTTGAATCATACTAGCATGAAGGAAATTTGGAATGATCAGCCTCTTCGTGACATGCGAAAGAACATGCTTGAAGAAAAATCTTGCAAAGAATGCACAAAATGTTATGAACAAGAACAGTCAAAGCTTTTTAGTATGCGTGAGAGTTCCAATAAGAATTTTGGGCATCATATCGGCTTAGTCGATCAAACTAAAACCGACGGAACATTTGAAGACTTTAAACTACGGTACTACGACATACGTTTTAGCAATCTTTGTAATTTTGCTTGCAGGACCTGCGGTAGTATATTTTCTTCCAATTGGTATGCCGACGAGAAAAAAGCAGGTTGGGATCCACAACACCCAGTAATTATGTATGCAGGCCGCAACGAGGATGATATGTGGGAACAGATGCAAGAACATATCCCTCATTTAGAGCAAATTTATTGGGCCGGGGGTGAGCCTTTGATTATGAAAGAACACTGGAAAGTTCTTGATGAACTTGTGAAACGCGAAATGTTCCATGTTCGTTTAATATATAACACAAACTTCTCAGAGATGAAATTCAAGAGTCGAGAAGTGTTTGAAATGTGGAAGCTGTTTGATTGTGTTAGTATTGGCGCAAGTCTTGACGGTAATTATGCTCGGGGTGAATATATTCGTAAAGGGCAGGATTGGAAACAAACTGTTGAGAATCGTGAACGTATGATCGAAGTTTGTCCTAATGTGGATTTTTATGTTAGTAGCACAGTCAGTATGATGAACGTTTTACATATAACAGACTTTCACCGTGAATGGGCAGACTTAGGTCTACTACGCCCAATGGATTGGAATATTAACATTTTGCAGCATCCACATCGATATCGAGTTGATGTTTTGCCACAGCATCTTAAAGAACAAGCTAAAGCAAAGATTGAAGAACATCTCGAGTGGTTGAGACCACTTGATTCTCTACAACGTGCAACCAGTGGATATGAGGGCGTTATCAACTTTATGATGCAACAAGACAGCACTTATTTGATCCCAGAATTTTTCAAATACAACAATCTAATAGACGATGTTCGCAAAGAAGACTTTTTCAAAG